CCTGGGGCTTGCAGACTCGAAATCCCTTACCCAGCTTGGACTTATACCACTCGCTCACTCTCAGCAGATTGTGGGCCCAGCGAGACGCGGCTGCCCCCACTTCCTGAGTGCGCCAAATCAAATCTGTGGGAACAAAGACCACTGGCAAAACCGCCCAATCGAGCGCATAGGTATTGAGCCAGCGCCAGGCGTATTTATCCGCACCTTCGGCCATTACAATCCGCCAGTTTTGGCTGTATTTGCTGTCAGACCAGCCTTGCAGGTTGATGCCGTAGCGCGTCTGGTCATTTGGGCGTTTGGCTTGCCATTGGTAGGCGTGGCCATCATTGGGCCAAAGTACGGCATTTTGCCCATGCTGCCAGCGGGCTGCTTCCAAATAGGTGGGGTCGGCTATTCCGAGGTAGGGGTCTAAAAGCCTCATGCAGCAACCCCGTAAATAACGACCAGGCCGCCGCCAGGATTGCCGCCTGAAGACGTTGAAACGCCGCGCAGAGCTGCGCCGCCTCCTCCTGTGCCGTATCCGCTGGCATTTCCGCCAGGGACTCCGCCAGAACTAGCCTCACAGCCTCCAGCGGCACCACCAGAGCAAAGGCCAGTTCCACCAGTTCCGCCTGAGCCTGGGGATGCGCAAGTCCCGCCTGAGCCAGAAATTCCCGCTTCTCCAATCCCGCCAGCAAACCCAGGAGCAGCAGCTTGAACAGCTCCACCTCCGTACCCACCTTGCCTTGTGCCTGTTGATGATTGCCACACGGCGTTTTGGGGGTCAGAATCAAATATCGCGGTTCCACTCGTTGTTCCTGGTCCGAAATTGTTTGCCGTGCCAAATACGCTGCCGCTAATTCCAGCAAGCGCTTCGTGCAATGCGCTGCCGATTACTGTGTTGCCTGACGCGCCAACAGTGATAGACTGGTTAGAGACTGGTAGTCCAGACGTGATTTGCCCCCACTTAGCTTCAGACCCAGACCCACCGCGACCAGAGCCAATACCGGCTTGTGAGTTGCCACCAGCACCACCAGCGCCGCAGATGAAAAAAGAATAGGCGGCCAATCCATCTGGAAGCGCCTCAATGTCCCAAGTCCCGTTTGCAGTAAAAACCCAGCGTTTGAGCTTTGAGCCGGAGGCATTGACACGAGCTAATAGTCTTGTTTTGTTTGCTGGCGTGTTTTGCCACAAATTAAGATAACTTGTATTTGTAACCACGGCCTTAATTAACGAGCTGGTATTTGATATAATCTCCGTAATTTGGTCGGAAGCGGCAAGCTCTTGGCCGACAAAATCTAAAAGCTGGATAAAACAAGTTTCGCTAGACAGCATTGCAGTCAGAGCGACTGAGCTATTCAAAAGAGCGTTGAACTCTCTCGCCTTCAGAACCTCTCGCCAGGGGCCAAGATACAGCGCAGCGTCAGTAGTTAAAGCTGTTTCTAAATCGGCTCCGCTCAAAGTGCCCGCAAGCAAACGGAAAACCATGTCTAATCCTGTGAATGTGCGCATATTTAATAACCGCCCGTTGCTAAAATAATGGCGTCAGCCGTTGCCGAGCCTGAAATAATCGCCTCGATTGTGCCGCCATCGAGCAGCGCGGCCCTGTGTTGCCTGCTGTTCACCAGCAGATTGAAAGCCGCCTCGTTGTCTGCAATGCCTAAATCCGCCTCAAGACTGGTCGAGTCGTAAACGCCGCCAATGAGATTCACAAAGATTTTGAGACCCCGCGTGGTAATGACGGGCATTGAGTTGGGGCGAACGACCGTAACAGACCATGTGGCCTCTGCCGGATTGATGGGCGAACCGGTTCCGTTGAATAGCCTGATTTGAACAGTGTCAGCAGCCGAAACGAACCCAGCCCACATCAGGCCTGTATCAATTCCGGACGGGGGCCCCAAAATCACCTGGTCTTTGACGACAGCTCCGGGCACTGTCACGGTCAAAGGGGTTCCAACCGCTCCGGCTGAAACTGAGTCAAAATTCAGTACGGCCTGAACGGGGGGGAGAATTTCAGGCACAAAAGCTGCAAGCATGGCCGCCATGGCGTCGGGGTGGGGCGCTTCGATAATGCCGAGGCCGCCACCGGTGTCTGGTTCCAAGAAGCCTTCGCCAGGGGTATCTGTGGCATCTGGGTCATAGCGGTAAAGACCATTGCCTTTAACCACTTCATTTCCTTCGCTTGCATCGGTGCGGTCTACGTCGCGCCAGGCATCCAAGCTGTTTCGCAATACCAACGCACCGCCATTGGCAAAATAATCCACCCACTGCCCTACCAGATTCATCCACCAATTCAGCCAGTTTGCAGGCGGGTATTCGCGGGCAATCCAGCCGAGCAAGCGCTTGGCCAGGCTGGGGGCCTGAATCAAGCTGGAATTACTCAGCACATTGGCTGTGCCGGGGCTGCCCGTTTCGTCTTCGGTGGCATCCACAATCGCGGCATTCAATACCTCAATCCATTTGGCGGAATTGTCTTTAGCCAAAATGGAAAAGGTTCCGGCGTTGGCGTCATTGGTCGTGCCGCTGACTTCAAGCTGATGCCCCACAACCACGCTGCTCAGGTCAGGACTGCCAGAGAAGGTGTAACGCTGGCGGCCCGCGCTCTGGTTGGCAATGGTATCAATATTCAGTGCGGCAATGACTGTGGAGCCCGTGTTGGTTCCCCAAACGGGTATGGTATCTGGTCTTGGCATATTTTCCTCAGTGTGAGATTGCTAAAATTCCGTCATCAAGGCCCAGACCGCGACCGCCGTCCAGGCAAAAGCCGCCGGCCTCTGGGTATTCGGTGATATTAAAAGCGATGGGAGCAGTGGCCAGTTCAAGCACAGTACGAATCTGAGCCCCAGAAATAAAGGGCGTGCCCGTGTACTCAACCTGGTCTGTGGCTGGGTAAATTTCGCGCACCTTGGGCGAAGAAGCCTGCAGCAAGCGCAGAATTTTGTACACATCTGGCAGGGTGCCCAGGCTGTTATTGATGGCGATGCGAGCATATATCAGGCCGCGATAAACATCATCATCGGTGGCGGCTTCTCCATAAGTAGGGCGCGGCTCTCCGACAATGGCCCCCCATTGTTCCAGCATCCAGCCCGTGGCATTGGCCAAATAGGTCTTTGTCAGTCCCTGCACAATCGCTGCTTCCAGCTCTTGCACCTGGCTCAAAAAGATACCCAAAAGGGTTTGCACATTGGTGTCTTTGAACTGGGCCAGCTGGCGGGCCTGGCCATCGGCCACAATTGTGGTAATTTCAGTTAAGTTGTTCACGTTGCCACCACGTCAATATTGGCCTCAGAAATGACGCACAATTCATCAGCGGCAATGGTCAGGTTATTGCTCAAAGTGGGCGGGTCACTGAAGCCCTGCAGTACCTCTACGGTCAGCACCCCTGGAATCGCCGCCAAGAAGACCGTGCCAACCAGAGCAAAGTTCAGTAGGTCAGAGCCATGGGTTAAGGTCGCCCCATAAGCGACCAGCGCATCTTTCACCAGTTGAGCCCCATCACTGGGCCAAAGGGAAGCGGTTTTTGTAATATTCACAATCAGATGAACGGGGATTTCGGTGACACGGTTGAAAGCGACCGCAAAGACCTCACCCTCTGGGTCGGTAAAGGAGCCGACCTCCGTACCCACGGTTTCAATCCCCGTGCCTTTGTAAGTGCCAATGCAATCCCAGATATCTTGGTCGGTGCCACCCACAACGGTTAATTGCATGCTGTGAGGCGGTAAACCGTCCACGGCTTCATCCGTGCGATTCTCTGTGCCCGAAACATAGGTCACCCCATCCAGGCCGCGCAGCTGGTTTTTGAGCGCTTCGAGGGTGCCGCCTTCGGCGATAATCAGCTCATCGGCTCTGCGGCGGCGAGCATCAGTATCTGATTCCACGTTGCGGCCCGTGACGCCTTCTGCCAAATTGACCGCAAAATCCCACCCACTCAAGGGCGTATTAATACTGTTCACGCTGTAAGCGGTGGCCTCCGTGGGACCCGGTTCAATTGCCTGGGCTTCAGCATCAATCCAACCATTGGTAATAGTCAGTGTTCCCGGACTGCCTGTTTCGTCTGATGCGGCATCCGAGCGAGAGAGGTTTTCAATTTCAATCCAGTTAGCACCATCATTGACGGCTGTAATTTTGAAATAGCCATTGTTGACCGCATTGGTCGCCCCTTCGACAAAGGCCACGTCTCCAACCACGACAGCAGAAAGGTCAGTGGTCGGAAGGGTAATCCGCTCTGTGTAGCCGCTCTGCCAGGCAATATTGGTAATGTCTAAATCGTCGAGGGTGAGCGTGTTGGCCGGGATAGTGGCATCGTCTAGCGTTTCAAACAGGGTGCCTGTTGCAGATTGAGCGATTTGGTTTTCTGCCTGAACCAGTACATCTGTCGCGCCAAAAGTGCCCAAGCGCAATGCAACAGTGGTATTGCTCTCCAATAGCCGTGCGTTTGCCACAATTGCCAAAAGATTGTCAAGACTGGCACCGCTGGCTGAATCGGGGGAGAAAGACTGAAAGACCGCTTCAGCTGCCTGCCAAGCCTGTCCCAATTGCTCAGAAAAGGGGGCGACCAAATTGTCTATCACCGAACCTGCACCCGTGCGCAAATTGGAAAAACCTTCCACCGCTCTGAGCGATTCAAGGATTTCACCGCGAATCACGCCTTCTGTTTTGCGGCGAAAGCCTGTGGAAAGGAGGCCGTAATCTGTCATATCGAAAGCCTTTCAGCGCCATAATCTGTCATGATGTCTATTTCTGCATTGATGCGATACTGAATCACTGGGTCCCGCTCAACAGTGATGCCGGTAATCTCCTGCACTTCATCGACCTGCAAGAGCCCCCGGCGGATTTCGCGGGCTGCATAGCCAGGCCTGAATGGGCGCTCCAGCACTTTGCCCAAATGGTCGATGCCTTCGGACTCGTTCAGAAACCATTCACCCTGCTGGGTCTTGATAATAATGCCGCAGCTTTGCGCGACTTCTGGTCCATCCGAAACGGTGGCCAGCTCCTGGGCGTCTGTCAGGTAAAGATTCCCCTGTGAATTTAATGCCAGGTCAAACATCTTACCCTCCAAATACTTTGCTACAAGCGGCTGAATCCATGATTCCGGCTGGCGGAAGACCAAAGATAAGCCGGACTTCTGTCAGCCCCTGATTCAGTTTGTTGTCGTTGCTGTCTGTTTTGCTGGCCTTGGCCAAGGCTTCGGGGCTATCTGTCTCTCCAATTTCTACCCGGTCAGCTTTCATTTTGATGGTCCCGCTGTACTGAATCCAGACATGCGACTTGTCCCGCTTGGCCTTGATTCTGCCCTGGGGAAAAGAACTGACCGGCTCAAAGATGCAATCCCCTTCTGAGTGCATGGTCTGGAGCGTGGGAGTCACCAGCGTATTGCCATCGCTGGCAAACCACTCATCCAAACTGCGCTGCGAAAACTTGAGCCAGCCCACATCCCCTTTTTCCAGAGGCCATGTGATGCTGAATTTGCTGGAGCCCGGAAACTGAACTGGCACATCAGGAATCACGCCCCAATCCAGATTTAAGGGCTCCGCTCCATCCTGCTCGTAATAGTCACTGAAAGGCACTGTGACCTCTACCGTGCAGGCATCATCATCGTATTTCTCGACATAACAGGGGATGCCGGTATTCAGTTCACGCTGGTAGTGCTTAAACAGCTTTTCCAGGCTGACTTCAATATTTTGCGATGTCATGCAGCAAACCCCACATCTTTGACCTCAAGCGTGCTTTGCCACAAGTCCGACATGGTATCCCCTTCGTGCTCAACAGTTGAGATTAAAAAGTTTCCGACCAGAAAGTCTGATTCGACATAGACCAAATGGCCGGGGTTGAATTCATGGCGCAAAAGGCTGGTCAGTTTCCAGCCCGTTTCAATTCGCTCGGGCTGACCCAAGAGACCGGAATCATAATCCAGTTGAATCAGCTCATCTTCCAGAGCCGCATCAAGCGGGATAATACTCAGGGTCTGGTCTGTCCAATAGGCTTTCAGCCCAAAGCTGGCACAGTAAATATTCAGCTTTTCGGTAGCGGCCCCCCGGATAATCAGGCCCTTTTCAAGTTTTTTCTTTTCTGCTTTTTCTCGCTGCGCTTGCTTTTGTTTGAGCAGTTTGGCTTCTTGCTGAGAAACAGGGGGCGGGGTCTTGGGCTTTTTTGAGCGCTTGGTGTCAGGCTTTTTGGTGGACTTTGGCACAAACCCAACCAGGTCTAATTTGCCCTGGCTGGCTTTGTTGATAGCCGCAAAGCGCGCCTCAATCTCTGGGGTCTTGGTCAATTGCTGAATCAGCTTTTCAAGCACCTGCTCTTGGGGCGTGCCCTTTTTAAACGAGATATTGATAAACGTATTTCGCGCCTGACTCCCGCCATCTTTGGCCGTCAGCTTGGATATCCAGTCCAGGTCGCCATACTCATGGCCGGTGAATTCACTGGCCCCTCTGAAGATTTGGCCGTGCACTTTCTCATACCCGGCAATCAAACGCAGGTTGACGTTTTTGGGGTCGAGAAATACCCGGTCTTCCTCGGGCAGGTTATACACCTCAATCTCCATCACATTGGGCTTGGTGTCGCCGGTTTTTCGCACTTTGAACTTCATATCAAAATCGTCGTAGGTGCGCTCCTCAATGCCGTCATTGGCAATCAGCGAGCAATAATACCCAAACAGCTCTTGGTCATTGCTGAGAGCCATTAAACATTCTCCAAATTCAAATCGTCATAGACCAGGCGCACCCGGTCACCAATGTCGTTTTCTCCTGGGTCCAGACCGCGATTGCTGGTATCCACCAGATACAATCGGCCCGGTGGTTTGCGGGGGTCTGAGCAACGCGAGAGCAAAGACCAATCCGCCACGCCCCGAACGCCCAACCAATACGGAGAGCGACCGGCATCATAAAAATTGAGTGTCCAACTGCCCAATCGTTGATTGAAAATAAACTCAATCACATGCTCTGCGCCTGTCAAAGTGGGCCGAATCAGGAAAGGGGTGCCGTCAGATTTGGGCAAAGGGATTTCATAAATAGTCACGGTGGGCCGCCTCTAAACCAGTCGGTAATACTTCCGCTCAAGGATTTCACCACGTTGTCAGTGGTTTTCTTGACGTTTTGCGCCGCTTCCTGGGCTGCTTTTTTCCCCAGGTCCTTGGCCTCTTGAAACTTGGCTTGAACGGCCTTAAACTTCTCGCTTTGGCGAACCAGGTCCTTGACCTTACTCTTGCTTTTGCGAACGCCCTGCAAATTGAGCGTGAACGGGAAACCGGTTCCCACTTCGACATTCCAGGGAATAGAAAGACTGGTGATTTGCAGGTCTTCCCAAAGCCCCCGGCCTATCCCGCCATCAATGGTGATGTACTCGCTGTCCGCTTCCGCTTTCAGAATCCGGTCGCGGAATTTTGTGTGATAGCCTTCCGCGTCATGCACATAGGGCCCTTCGGCCGTCAACGGCACATTGCTGATAAACCCATTGACCGTAAGCGTAAAGGCCCCGCGCCTGCGGTTGTCAGTAATATTGCCGCCGTCACCCACCCGCTTTTGGGTCAATTCGGAGGGGTATTGGGGCGTGATATCATCTGTGCAGTCGATATCATAAAACTCATTGGTCTTGGGAAAATAAAGATAAATCACCGGTTTTGCTCCAATAAAAAAGCCCCCTTTCGGGGGCGGGGTTTACGCTATTTAGCTGGGGGGGTTTGGCGGTTTCTTGGTTGCGATGGGCGGCAAACCCAGCGTCATCATGCCAACAGAATCAAGTTTGCTAATAATCTTGTTCAGCACTTTTCTTTGGCCTTCGAGTTTGGATTTCAATAGCTCTTGTTGCTCAAGTACAATTTCTATTTCTTCACCGTAATCCTTGATAGTCTCTTGTGCCTTTTCCTCTGGTAATCCCAGAATGCCGGGGATAACCAATGTCATTGGCTTGTTGAAGTGCTTCAGTGTGTGCCAGATGAAGCGAGCAAGGAACAGAAATATTGCAAATAGCAGCACCACCAAAACAACCGTGTACCCAAGCTGAATTGGCTTGATTGATTCGACGGTCAATCTTTCAAGTGTAAGCGGAGCAGGTGTTGCCGTTGCCTTTGGAGATGCAGAAGGCTTCATTTGTCGTGAGTTCTGGGCTCATATTTCCACCCCATTACTCGAAACAATTCGCGAACTGAACGCCGTCTGCGTTCGGTGGCCGCTTTCAATTTTTCGTCATTCCACTCATAAGGATGACTCGGCTCAAGACGGTCAGTGTCCGTCTCTTTTTTGCCGTCAATGGGCTTATCTGCAATTGACATGAATCGACCCTCCATCAAGGTTTACACCCTGATTGTATCCCATTTGCGCCAAGGCGGTCAAAGCTATTTCTTCCGAGTGGGCGTCGGCACGGTCACCGCGTTTCTGATACCATCAGCAGCACCTTGCTGGGCTGCTAGCCCCACCTGTTGAGCCAACGATTGGGGCGATGTGTTCAGGCCCATGTTAAAGACAAAGGTCTGAGGGGTGTTTGCTGTGACTGGCGCGGTGGGTGGATTGGCCAATGGGCCGCCGCCACCGCGAACAGGCATTTGCACTGTTTGGGTGCCGGTTCCGCCCATAAACTGCGGTTTGATACGGAGATATTTTCCGCTCGAGCCGAGATAGTTTGCTGTCGAGCTAAACCGTTGACCCATGCCAATTTTATGGCCTTGGCTATTGGCTGCGTGTAAAAAGGTTTTTCCACCTTCACCGACAATTCCAGTATGGGTTAAACCTGGGGCATAAAATATTTCTCCCCCTCTGAGCTGGTTGTAAGGCACCAACTCCGCTAATCCTTGCCTGAGCAAATTGTGATAGCTGGACTCAACCCCAGGGGTCAAAGCGTTTAATACTTGCTGAGACGCCCCAGCCTGCCTGGCTACTTCCTCGACAGAAGCGGCACACGCAACGCCTGTTTTGTAAAGCGTGCGAATGGCCATACCATCCACTTTTGCAGCGGATTTTGCCCAGATATCCGCTGCTGATTGACCAGGTGCGCCAATGGCGAAGTTTCGCGCCGTTGCTGCCATATTCCCAGAAACACCTGCACCAGCTGCGCCACCTCCTGAGCCATCTCCCCCAGCACCAAACAACCCTGATACCGCATTAAAAGCAGAGCCAGCTGCGTTGGCAATATTGCCAATCCAGCCCATCAAATCATTGAATTTGGGCTCAAGGAATTTCCAAACATCATCAATGACGCTTTTCCAGTAATAAAAAGCGTTGGTAAGCGCAGGCATCCAATACTCAACGCCTTTTTTAATGCCATCATACAGTGCACCAAAGTTAATAATAACGCCTGTAATCGCCCATTTAATAATCTTGTGCAACCAGGGCCATTGCTCAGTGAAATCCAGCAGGACAGATTTGCCTGTGTTCATATAGTTCACGGTGTCCCAGACAAACCCAGCGACCGCAATAATAGCCGCTGCAATGACCGTGGGCAGCCAGGCCACAGCGATATTCATGGCTGTCGCACCTGCAGCAGCCGCCCAAGAGGAAAAGCCGACAGCGTTGATGCTCATAATAATGCCCGCGAAACCCGCTGCCATTGCCTGGTATTTGAGATAGGCAAAGCGAATTGCAAGCAGATATACCCCCGCTGCTGCAAAAGGGGCAATGGCATGAAGCGTTTTGAGAGAGAAAGCCACGCCATCAATAATTTTCGGCAAATTCAGCTTTGTGAACCGGCCAAACTGAGCGCCTAAACGACCTGCCATTTGGCCTAAAGCCTCAATTTTGGGCATGTTTTTCTGTATGAACTCAGTCATGCTGCGAACAGCTGCAACAACCGGCTTATCCAGACCCGCTCGCCACATCTTGAATACAGCAATTTGAATGGAATCACTGAGATTGCTGACAGCCCCGCCAAAGGTCTTTGAGCGGCGCTCCATCGCGCCAGAAAAGAATTTTTCAGAAATTACTCTAAGCTGTTCTTCAACCGCTTTAGGGTCAATCTCTCCATTCTTGGCTGCCGCCTTAAATTCTTGCCCTCTAAATCTTAAAGTGACATTACCATCTGCTTTGCTGCCTTTGATGCCAAACTCTTTTAGACGTTCAAACTCCCCCATAACGCCATCAGCAACAGCCTCAGTAAAGTCCATAATTGATTTACCTGGTATAGCTGCGGCAATATTGCCATAAGCATTCATCGAGCGACTAGAAGAATCCAAATTCAGATTTTTTAATCTTGTAAATGTGGATACAGCCTCTTCAATTTTAAAAGGGGTTGAAGCAGCGTATTCCTGTAAACGAGAAAACTCTTTTTCAGCAGTACCACGGCTTCCTGTTGCGGTGTGCAGGCCAGCCAATAAATCCTCAAAGTTCATTGCTGTTTTGAACGTAAACTCAGCACCAGCCTTTATCGCAAAGGCCCCAGCTGCCACACCTGCCATTTTTTTCAAAGTGCCCATGACATCATTGGCGCTGTTTTTCATGGATGCTGCTGAAGCATGGGCAGATTTTGCCATTTGCCCATGAGCATGAGTCCATGCCTGCTGGCTTTGTTTTGCGGCAGATTCAGAAGCGCGGGAGAGCCCCCAAAAGGATTGCGCCGAATTTTTAGCGGCCCGCTCTGCCCCTTTTTGAGCAGAAGCCATGAGACCATCAAACTGTTTCATGGCACGGTCTATTTTATCCCAGGTAAATTGGGCGACTAACTGGCCTGCATACGTCATCGGCGCTTTGCTTCTCGCTTCATTTTTTCATATTCTTTTTCTTCAGCCTCATCGAGCGCGTCCAGCCATTGATTGGCCTGGACAATCTCACCATAAGACCAGGTGCGCAGCTCTCGAAGGGGCTCACTCACCCGCTTATCTGACCAGATTCTGAATACCTCAACAGGCAAATCAGAAGGAATCTGGATTGCGACCGAACCGCCTACAGCTGAAGCAGTTCGTTCGCGTCGAGTTCTAAAAAACCGTTGTGTTGAATAACCTCCACCATCAGTGGCACAACGGGTTTGTAATTGCCCTGAAAATGCAGGTTGCGTGTGCCTGAATCGCCCAAGCTCGACGCATCGGGCAGAGTGACATGTTTGAACAAATCCACCGACAGACGGGCCAATTCCGAAGGGCGCAAAGCCATCAGATAGTTTTTGGCCACGTCCATCAGCTTGAGCTGGTTTTCCTGCAGTTTGGGCTGAACCAATTGGGTGAACAGTTCCACCCGTTCAGCGCCCCTGGCTTCTCCCAGCTTGGCCTGTTCTTCCTTGCTCAAGGTTTTCATGACCTCGATGGTGGGCTTTTGGTACTCAATGACATGGGGCCCAATCAAGCGCTGGAGTTCCCAGGCAATTTCAGCACCTTCATCATAGGGGTGGCACTCAATCAGATATTTCACGCCAAAGATTTCAGCGGTCTTGGTATTCTTGGCCATGTTAGAACAGCTCCAGTGTGCTCATAATTTCACCCGCCGAAATTTTGCAATCGGGCAAATAAAGTTTCCATTCGCGAGCGGTCATCTCTTGGGCGAATTCTGCATCCGGTAATCGCTTAACGTAAGCATTCGCACAAGTGTAGGTTTCGCCAGTGGCAATAGAAATCAGCTGAAACGGGAAAGTAACACCATTCAACGCGCTGTTTCTGAAAGTGGAGTTAATCATCGCCAGATGCACAGAGCTATTGCCCATCAGCTTAATGCTGGCTTCGTAATTGTTATTGTTGGTGCGGGCACGGGTGGTTTCTCCGTCTGCTCCGACCTTTTCTTTGAAAATATCCTCAACGGGGGTCAGCGTGATGGCCGAGCCCTCATCAAAGCCTTTGAACCGATGGGGCCCATAAGTACAAATCACATCTTTCAAGTCATACGTTTTCAAAGCCATGGATTAAACCCCCACGTTCGCTGTGTATTTAATTTTTCTTCCGGATTTGAGGTGCTTCGCGTCCAGAGCGCATTCAGAAAAAGAGCCCGCTGTCTGCTCTGCTTCGAGCAGAGTTAACGGGTCGGGCACGCTGAAAGTATTGCTGTAGGTGGAATCAAAAACACCGAGCCCCACCATTTTGTCTACAACTTTCTGCCCTTCGCCTTGGAGTTTTTGAGCACCAACAGCGTTATATTCCACTTTGTCTTGGCTGGTGAGCGAGTTGTAAAGCGCCAAGTCCAGCTGGTCGAGCGCATAGAAGGTGTCGCGGATGGCATCGGTATCCATGCCGTTGACCTGAATCCCCGGCAAGGTGGCAGGGCCATAGCCGATGCTGGCATAGCTGTTGCAGTTCTTGCCCTCAAGAATGGCAATCTGGGCGGTCGTAAGTGGGGCTGCTGTTACGCCTACCAACGTGCGCAGCGAGGCCTGAATTTTGCCTGGGCCTTTGCCCATCAGCACGCCCGCCAAAGCACAGTGAACCATCTCGGTGGAATCATCGTGATAAAACAGGCCTGTGCGCTTGTAGTTCAGAGCCTTGAGTTTGCTGGCCAGGTCAGTGGAGCCGGCAGCATAAATAGCCGCTTCAGTGGAGTGGAACAAGAGCATTTTGCGGTCACCCAGGCTTTCGACCTTGGCAGCGGCAGCCAGAGCAGCGCCTTTGTTGGTTGAAGTGGGCACCAGCAAAAACCATTTATTGGTATCTGTTTCGGCGATGGCATTGGCAATATCGTCTTGAATGGTGACAGCGGCAGTGTCGACTGTGGCGGTCACTTCCGCCTGAGATACACCACCCGTGACCGTGAAAGTGCCTACAGCAGGAACATACTCATCTTCAAAGGTAATCGTAATTGTGTCGGTGCCATCACTGACGGCGGTATCCACCTCTGGCAAAGCCTCAATCGCAGCCGCAATAGCGGTCAACGTAGCCGCGTTGGAGGTGGCATAGTTGACCGAAATCGCCGTGCCGTTGACGGTTCCTGCAATATTATTGCTGGCCACCAAAGCAGCATCAAATACCAGGTCAATGACCCCAGCCACAGCCGCTTGGCGCTTGATAACGTAAAAGTACAGCGGGGGAGCGGTCTGGCTGACAATCGCTGATGCAGCCTTGTAGGTGTCTCCACTGGTGCTGAAGTCTTCACCCACAGCGTCCAGGTCGCGGCTGCTGTAGCGCTTGGCATAGCCTGCGCCAAAGGCTCCATCCACCGAGGGTGTTTCGTCGGTGATAATTGCGGGGATATTGGCCTCGTTATTCCCCGCCACCTTGTTAATCAGGTTGAGGGTCGATTCAATAATTCTCTCAATGCCTGGCATTATGTTTCGTCTCCTTCGACAATTATTAGGTCTTCATCAATCAATTCAGCTGAATATTTCACCATCTCGCCTTTTTTCAGCGTTTCGGCGTAAGGGTCAAAGTCTGTATCCGCATCTCCAGCAACAAAGCGAATGGTGACGTCCATTTGGGCCCGCTGCTCAAACCGGGAACCTTTGAGTCCAGATAAGTTCCGCAGCTGCCCAGGAATGGCGGCCAGGTTGCGGTCAGAAAAGGCCGCTTTATACACGCTGGGAATTTGCAGCTTGTCGTTGGCGGTTGCCAGCAAGGCCATAGCACCTGGCCCGCAGGCCTGCACACTGCAGAGCGCTTCACGGTGTTGGTGCACTTCCTGTGTTTCGGTTTGGCCGTTCCACACCGTTTCGTCAAAGGCTCCCAAACGGGTGATGCCCGCGAAGGGATTGACTGAAAAAAAAGGCCCCGCAGGTTCGGGGGCATTTTGGAACTGCCAAATGGTGGTGGCCAGGGGTGAAAGCCAATCCTGTAAAGCGGCTTTAATCTCCGCTTCTGGGATGCTCATGGGACTGGCTCCGGTTCGGGCGGTGCATAGCCGGTATTGCTGTCTACAATTCGACCAATGCCCTTCCAATGTTCTTTGGGAAGCGGCCAATACTGCTGCTCAATGACCTCATAGAGCTGGCCCTGCCAAGTAAACTGGTCGCCTTCCAGACCTGCGCTTTTGTCCGTGGCCTGCAAAGCACTTTCAGAGTGAATCCGAACCAAACCATCGAGGGATTCCAGACCCAGGCGATTCACCATCTTTTGGTCAGCCTCTCGGGTTCCGAGAGGCTGGACACAGGCCCGTACCGTAACCTCAGAATCAGCACCAGTCTCCCAAGTGCCATCTTGATACACCCCCGCCGCAAAGCGGGTTAGGGCAAGTGGTTTTGCAAATGGAACACTCACTATTTCTTTCTCGCTTTGTATTGAAGTGCGTTCAGAGTTCTGCTGGTATCTACCAAGGGGTCGTTATCCCCTTTCTTGGCAATGGTGGCGGGCGCATTGGGCGGGTCATTCCAGGCAATAACCTGAGCTCTGAGCTTGCTCAAATAAAACTCACCCAATTTATCCAGGGCGTCTTGCGGGCTTTTGCCCTCAATCACCAGTCTGGTAATGCCATTCATGCGGCGCAGCATGGCATTTTTCTGGTCTTTGAAGGTCGTCCGGTGCGCGGCTCGCTCAGGGATTCGTCCATCGTCTGAGCCGAACTCGTTGACAATGGCGGCATCCACCAAAGAAAAGCCGTCACCCACTTGGTAAAGAACCGATTCGCCCAGCAAACCGATGACCAGCTCAGCACTGGCCAACCAGCGCAGACTCCGGCGAACCTGTTTGAGTTCAGGGGATTCTTTCCAGACCGCTTTAGCCAACGCCCAAAACCCGGGGGCTCACTCTGGCACGAAAGGCCAAGAGCGCTTGGTACTGGTCCAGATACCAATTACCCGAGCTGGCCGCCTTGGCACTGACGGCATATTCTATTTCCAGGTCGCCCGATTTTTCCCGTTTAATGGCACCGCCGCCGCTGCTGGTGCCTGTCGCTCCACCCATCAGAAAAAGCGCATAATAGGCGGTTGCTAAAACGGCCCGTGAGCCCAGGGCAGAAACCGGAACAGAGAGCAAGGCGTCATCAATAAAAGCGTTGAGCTGGTCATTGGTTTTGCCTGTGGTCAATCCGTCCCGGTCATATTGCACCATTTTGGCGCGCACAGCGGCGTAATCCATGCTTACATCCCGGTTGCGAATACAATGGGGCCAGTGGACCCGTACATATACGCAAACAGGCCAGCGGTATCCATCAGCATGGGCACATAATAGTGCAGGCCATCCTGACGAATGGGCATCTGTTGAACATCGCGGGGGAGCATGAATTCAGCCACCAGGCTGTTGCGCGGATAACCGACCATCACCCGCTCAGCGCTGATGCTGTTTACAGCACTGGTCACGCTGGTCAGATAGCTGGTGTAGAGAATCCGGCTCACACCCAGTTTGCTCATGACAAACTCACCCACAGTGGTGTCTGTGTTGCTCAGACGAGCGGTCATGTAAGAGTAGGAAGCGGGGTCCATGACAATGGTATCCACTTCAAAATCTTCAGTGTCTTCACGGCACTCGTTCACAAAGGCGCGCATATCTGTCAAGATGGCGTCAGCAGTCGCAGAGCCCCAAGTGCCGACAATGGTCGCCTCGTTGAGCTCATAGCTAAACAGACCTTTGATTTCACCATCGCCATTCCAGGCAATGCTGTTTTTGGTCTTTTTGGCAGCGAGCATGGCCGCCTGCATTTTGCGAGCATTGAGCGGGGTTCCGGATTTACCAGCCCGCTCCAGCTCAATTTGGCTCCAGCCAGCAGCAGCACCAAAGACCCCCACCGGTGTGGTGTGCTCGGTCTGCTTGGTACCCACTTCGGGCAAATCGCGGGCGGTGGTGCCAATGCGTTTAAAGGCGCCAGAGAAGTCCAGCTGCTCATAGCCAATGGCAATCAGACCAGCCCCACCCTCGGGGTTGATAATAAAGGCATCTTCCAGAATATCGCCGGGGTAGCGGGTCTCTTTGACGCCGGCCATAATATGCAAAAGCTGACGGGCAATGAAATTGGTTTCATTGGCATCCAGGCGGGCTTCATGCTGAAAGTCAGAGGACTTGTCCACGACTTTGCGCAGCATTTGACCCACACTGAAACTGTCAGCTTTGTACAGTTCTTTGCGCCGAGCGGCCAAGCGCTCTTGCTCTTTTTTGCGGTCTTCCCAGGCGTCGGCCCGAAAGATTCCATTAGAGGTAGTGATAAATTGAGGCATTTTCGCCGCTCCTTACAGGTTAATTCTGAGTGTTGCAATTCCATCAGCGCTGCAGCCCTCTTCTACGCTGAGCGCAGACCAGAGTTTGGCTTTGGTGGGAGAAGAACCGGCGGCATTTGTGACCATGCCGCGCTTTTCGTCGTCTTCGTCTTCTTCGACAAAGCGAACATAAACACTGTCGCCAGGGTTCAGGGCCGCATCAGAGCGGACTTTGATATACGCCACACGGGCCACGCTGACGGCATCGCCATTTAAAACGACTGCATTGCCGCTGCTATCGGGCATGGTTTCTTCATGCACGCTGATACCATCGAAGTTGAAGCTATCGGTATTGGTCAGAGTCACGCCGGCCTGAGAAGCACCCAAGGTGACGGCACCAGAAGAAAAATAACCATCCACGCCATCATCAAAGACCACACGGATTCGGCGGTCTGCTGTGCCGGCATCGTTGGTGGTGACTGTGGCACTGGCAACGCCATCCAAAGCGGCAATTTCAGCAGCCAAAGCGGCGAGCGTTGCAGCAGAGGAACTGGCATAGGTTTCGGTATATGCAGTGGTAACACCGTTGATGACAATGTTTCCAGACAGCACATTGGAAGCCACCAAAGCAGCATCCAAGGTCAGGTCTGCCCGTTTGGAATAGGGCAAGCGAACTTTGGTCCCCGCTGCGTTTTGCAAAGAGAGAATACGACCAAACGGGATTCCGCCGGTCTGCTCTGCAATTTTAGAAACGATTTGGGCCAGTTCGCGACTGTGGGCAATGGTGCCCTCGTACCGTCCCGGCAGGGTGTTGGTAAAACTTGTTTGAGCCATTGTGATTACTCCTTAAATTTGGTCAAAAGTTTGGTTGAAATCAATGGCGTCGTTGCGGGCGCCAGGGGTGCGATTGGCCTGGTCGTAATCGTCCAGAACATCATTGCGGGCCCCGGTCTTTTTCAGGGCTTGCTCATAGAGAGCGTCCACATAATCGTCGGAACGCTCTTTGAGGTCGGCCACTTTAAAGCCATCGAGGCGGGCGGCGACCACTTCTTCTTTGATTTGGCGGTCGCTCAGGCTGTCAATTTTGGTTTCTTTGGGCAAAACCTTGGCAGCTGCGGCTTCGAGGCTGGCACGTTTGCGCACCAGGGAATTGATATCCAGCTTTTCAGCGGCGTCCAATTTGGCCTGCAGCTGCTCGGCCTCTTTGGTTTTTTCAGCCAAGTCTTTGGCTGCTTGGTCGGCCCGCTCTTTTTCCTTTTTCAAGGCTTCAGAATCGGCCCGCTCTTTTTGCTCAATGACCACGGCAGCCACTTCAGAGACCTCAATCTCACGGCCATCGAGGCGGATTTTTACTGTTTCCATACGTTTTCTCTCCTTGTGTTCGTCTTTTTTTGTTTCTGGTTTCCAGCCTTCGGGCACTTCCCAGGCATCGTAGCGGGGAACGCTTTCGGCATTGTCTGCCCGCAGTCGGGCCCCTGGGCCCATTCGCCCTTTGTCCACCAAGGCAACGTGATTGCCTTTGAGATTGCGCTGAATCCTGTCATAGCGACCCCATTCGGGATGGATGCCCGGGGTTAAATCCAGTTCGCATTCATACCCGGCTGAAACGGCGGTTTTCCCACCTTCGATGTCTCGGCAGGTATCCGCATCTTTGACCATGACTCGGCTCTCCGTGTGCAGGCCATCTTCGGCTATTTTGTGCTCACCATAGAGCGCCCCTGTTTCAAAGGATTTGTAATTGTCGGCTTTGACCATTTTGGGGGGGTGGTTATTGGTAAAGGGCTTGCCCAGATAGCTGTCCAAATGGGCCTGCTTATGAACCTCTTCAGTGGGTCGAAGCTCATAAACCACCTTTTTCAGTTCCTCATCCCAGTAAGGAAACACGCCAGGCCGCGTGATGAAAACGCGGGCATCGATAAAGCCTTCATCGGTGCGCTTCCATCCCGCATCGAGGCGGGCGCTGCTGATTCGTGTGGGCATTTTTTCTCCAAATGAAAAGCCCCCTGGGGTGGCCAGGGGGCGGGGTGATATTTAGCTTAAGCTATTTCGCTTTTTCTTCCATCTCAGCAAGTTTTTTATCAAAAAACTTGGATTGTTCTTTTTGAGTAAGAGTATTCATATGCTCTTTATTGGCTTCGTATATTTCGTCCAGCTTATCCATAAGGCGACTCAACGATTTATTGGCATCATTGCCCAGCAAAATTTCTGTAGGCATTTGGGACCTCTATAAGTTCTTCTACTGTATATCTTAACTTATACAAGTCGCTTAATTCAATGATGACCTGATGTCTAACCCAGTTTTCTCTATCAACTTTTGAGTAATTTTCAGAAACCAATGATTGAAAGTTTTCTTTGGCTAAAGCACTCCCCCGAACATCCACAACTTTTTGCAAATCGTTGCTACCCAAATCCGGCCACCCATTATCTGGGCGTTCAATACGATAGGCAAACCATTTTCCATTGTGATAGCCAATCGCCTCAATTGACGATAGATTTAACTCAATAGCTGTTTGGATGTCTCTACCAGACAGAGAACCACCACTGATAGGGTGATTGTGGCTTACAAAGGCCCCGTTGAGTTTGTTGGAATCAACGTTGAAATACACAGCCACTATGTCTTCTCCGTTTCGCTTGCCTGACGCCACATCAATGACCGCGCCATTGGAGCCCCAAGCGAATAGCAATTCTGTTCGCTCTGATTCTGGGAGCTGCATTTGCTGGTAATTGTGATGCAAAACCATTTGCCGGTGAAGGTTGATAGCATCATATTTTACCTGCCTGTCTGGCTTTACGGGCTGGATATTTGGGGAACCAAACTGAGAGCCTGGTCCAAAACTTTTCGCCTTCTCCGCCAGTTTGTTTTTCGCTCGCGTTTTCGCTGCTTTCTTGGCACCCTTGGCCTGATTGGCCTGAGTCTTTTCTGCCTTGGCTTGGGCGGATATTTTCAACCGCTCCTCAATAGCGGCCTTTTGCCGAGCCTCAATCAAGCCCTGTTCGGCCAGGTCTTCGGCAATCTCTTCGGGGGTCAGCCCAAAGTCTTCTGCATCGTTGAAGATGGGGGTCGGAGTGCAACGGCAACGAATTGGGGTGCCCGGATGACCGTCAGGCGGCGGGCTATCCCAGCTAAACACCTGCCCATTGCGCTTGGCATGCTCAGGCCGGGTGCGGCGGTCTTGCATGGATGTCCAAATATACTGCTTGACCCCTGCTTTTTTCTGGCGCAGACGGTTAATATTCCCATTCAGTTTACCCACCTGGTCGGTGGCAATCAGAGCGGCCCGGCGTTTGGTGGCTCCGTATTCGTCCATGAGCTGCTTCTGCAGGTCTTTGGTCAGCTTGCCCTGGCGAACGGTATCTGTTACCATCGTCTCGATTTTGTCGAGGCTTTGCCCGCCCAGGCTTTTAATCAGCCTGACGTTTTCACGCAAGCTGGCATCAATTTCAGCCTGAATATCTGGGTCGAAGGGAATCGCCCCCACCCCCAGGTCAATGCCCATACTTTTGCCTGCGGCTTTTTTCTGCTCGGTGATTGAGAGAAACGTAGCGCGGTTGACGGCATTGGCCATGCGCTGAATCTCGGGCTTGAGCGATTCGGCTTCTTGCTCCCACCGTTGCCGGGCACGGTCAAAGAGGGAATCGGTATCCGCATCGAGGCGGACCCGCTTTAGACCTGCCAATTTTGGCAGTTGGTTCAGTCCTTCAATCAGGTCGTTATAAGCGGCGGTATAGGCCTTTATCAGAGCGCGGTAATAGTCTCGCTCTGCTCCATGCGGATACTGGCTGGCGGGGATTTTGCGGACACGCGCAGCATCAGAGCGGCGTGTCTTCGGCATCGTCTAATTCCAGCTCCTTCATATCGGCCATTTGGGCCCGTGCTTCCCAGTCCAAAACGGGGACCATTTTCAATTCGCTGCCTTCAAAGCAGGACGCAGCTTCAGCCGCGCTGATAATCCCTGAATCCACCAGCTTGGCCAAGGCGTTTGCGGCTTTTTCCAGAACTTCGGCCTGCTCTTTTTGCGTGGGCACATCGAGCGGGCGAAACTTGAAGTGAATACATTCAGGCTGCTTGAGTGCCACCTGAATAATCTTCAGCACCCGTTTGAGAGCGGGTCGGATAGTCGACTCTTGATACGCAGCCACAGCTTTAAACCAGTCTTTTTCTTGACTGGTTCCCACCTGGCTGAGATTGCCGCCGGGGCTTTCTCCAAAAAACTTGGTTTTGGGGATGCTGGTGCTCATGGCCAACCAATTATCCGAATCGCGGATTAAATCGGACAGGCCGGTTACACTGGTGGTCTGACGGATAAATTCGTCTTCTTTATCGAGCACCGCTTTGTTGAGCAGGCTTTCAGCCAGGAACATATAATCAAGGCGGTCCCAAAAGGATTTTGCCGCGGCTTCCTGGTCTGGGTCATCTGCCAGCCCGGCCAGGTCATTGATTTTTATCACATCGCGGATAAAGTCTTTGAGCACGTTGGGCACAAAACCATGGGCCAAGCTGGAGGCAATCAACGGTTTACTGCT